GCGCGCGCGCAAGTTTTAGAAAATAATTATAAACTGTTCGAAGGGAAATTTAATGAGGTGCTCGACTACTTTAAAACCGCGAACGACCGCCGGAATAAACTCGAGGTCAATGTCAATATGTGCGAAATGATCTCGACGATCTTTGCGGATCTCCTCTTTTTGGAAGAGCCGACGATCACCGTTTCGGAGGACTCGGGCGCCGAGCAAGGCAAGCTCGACGCGATCATCGACAATAATAATTTTTTCTCGCAATTGTGGGAAAGCGCAATCGCACAATCTTGGGGAGGAAAAGCGGTTTTCGAGGTGCGTCTCGCAAATGGCCTCGCCGTGATCGAGGAGAGCCCGCCGGACATTGTCTTTCCGCAATATAACCAACGCAATATTAAGGCCAAGCCCGAGCAAGTTATTTTCGCTTGGTATGTCGAGATCAGTAAAAAGCCTTATCTCTTTAAAAAGATCCATTCGATCGGCCGGATCGATTATCAGCTGTGGGAGTGCGACGCCAAAAAGGGCAAGCCGAAAACGATCGTCCCGCTCGCCATGTTCGACGCGACGCTCCCGGAGGAGGGCGAGGAAACCGGACTCGACTTGATTCCCGTTTTTTGGGCGAACAATCCGAAAGACGGCAAGAAACCGGAGGGCGTTTCCGACTATAAAAATCTTTACTCGCTCCTTTCCGAGCTTTGCCGCGTCAATTCGCAAATCGCCACGCAATTAAAAAAGCACGGCGACGCGAAACTCGCCGTCCCTCCCGGCGTCCTCGACGAGAAAGGCGAGGTCGCGCTCGAGCGGCTCGAAATGATCGAAGTCGAGACGACGGAGTCGGGCGGCTTTCAAAAGCCGGAATATATCGCAAACGCCAATTCGTTGATCGATCAGGCTTTCAAGCAACGCGACGAGATCAAACAAGAGATCGCGCGGATCTCCGAGGTCGCCTTTGTGCTCTTAGATTTACCCGTGCAAGGCGGCGTTATGAAAGACGAGACTTTCGCCGAGAGCGCCGCGCGCACGATCGCCAAGGTCAAGCGCAAAAAAAAGAGCTACACGAATTTGATTCAAGAGGTGCTCGCCTTTGCCTATTACTGGCAATATAATATCAAGATCCCGAAAGCGGCGATCAATGTTAAATTTCACGATTCCTTACCGGAGAACGCCATGCGGAAAACCAATATCGAAGTCGCGCGCATGACGGCCGGGATCCAAAGCAAGCGCGACGCGATCCGGAACCTCGACGGCCTTTCCGGCGAAGCGCTCGAGGCCAAGCTCGAGGAGATCAAGGCCGAGGAAAATTCCCTTGTCAAAGTCGGCTTTTAAAATGAAACGAAACTTTACAATCGGCGCGTTTAAAGCGGCCTCCGCGCAATATGAAGCGGTCAAGGCGGAAATGATCGAGCGGATCAAGCTCGCCGTCACGGCGCGCGGGAAATTCTTTCTCTCGGCCGTCTCGGCCTCCGTCGCCGCGGGGTTTTTTGTGTATTGTGTTTGCCTCGGTTTCCGCCTCGGCCTCGGCCTTTAAAACCCGTCAATGGCAAAGCAAAGCGACCCTCGCAAGATCCGCCGGGAGATCGAACGCAAAACCGAGATCCTCGGCGGCATTTACTCGCGGGCATATAAAGAGATTATCGAGATCGTCGAGAAAGACGCCGGGACGCTCTTTCGCCGGGAGCGCGCGAAACGCATGCTCGCGAATTTAAACGGCGTCCTCGCGCAACTGGACGCCGACACCCGCGCTTTTATCGAGAAGGAGATCCCGAACCTTTATAAATCCGTCGCGGCGGCCGCAAAATATGATCTCGTCGTCGACGGAAAAGTCATCGAACAGGCTTTTTCGCAGATCCACGTCGACGCGATCAAGATAATCGCGGACGAGGCAAAGACCCGGTTCGCCGAAAGCATGCAAGCCGTCAAAAAAAGCGCCCTTGAAAAAATCTCGCTCGCGCAAACGACGCATATCCGCGAGGCAATCGGCGCGGGCGCCACGCTCGGCAAAGCCCGCGAAACCGTCGCGCGGACGGTACTCGAGAAGCTCGAGCAAGACGGAATCGTCGGCTTGCTCGACAAGAGCGGCAAAAACTGGCAACTTGACCGTTACGCGCGCATGCTGACGGGAGAGGTGCTCGCGTCGACCGGGCGCCAAGCGATCGCCAACGTCGGCACGGAGAACGGTTTCGACGTGTATCAAATCACGCGCCACGGAGCAAAGGACGCTTGTCGCTTCCACGAGGGAGAGCTTTTTTCCATGACAGGCGCGACTCCGGGAATGCCGACCTTTGCGGAGCTCCGGGCGTCCGGAGAAATCTTTCATGTCGGCTGTCGGCATTCCTATTTTGTCATGACGAATTACTCGAAAAAACAGGAAAAGGCGAGCGCCAAGGTCGCCGAGCGGCTCCAAACAGGCGGCAAGATTTCCAATTATGACGCGCTCAAAAACAAAGAGGCCTCGGCCGCGGACGCCCTCGCCGCGCAAGAGGCGCGCCGCAAAATTGGCGATTCCTGACTATTGCGAACAAAAACGCATTGCTTTACACTTTGCCCGTCGTCCGCCGAGGACGTTAAACATCGTCTTTTTTTTAAATCATGAGTGATACGGATAAAAACGCCACGTCTCCCGGCGGTCAAACAGGAGACAACGGAAGCGCCAACGGTACAGGCGACACGAAAAAACAGGCCGACACCAACGGCGGCAATGAGGGCGGCGAAAATAAAAATCCGCCTCCCGAAACGATTCCTTACTCTCGTTTTTCCGAGGAGGTTTCCAAGCGGAAAGCGCTCGAGGAGCGTCTCTCTAAAATGGAAAGCGACTCGACAACGGCGCGACAAAAAGCGCTCGAGGAAAACAAGAAATTCGAGGATCTCTACAATGAATCGAAACCGCACGTCGAGCGCGCGAAAGCGCTCGAGGCCGTCGTCACGCGATCCGTCGATGAACTCATGACAAAGATTCCCGAGGACAAGCGGAGCTTGATCCCGGAATCGCTCACGCCCGAGGCAAAACTCGATTATATTCATAAGAATTACGACTTTTTGACCGCCGCGGCGGGAGGGAAAACAATCGGCCACGGGACAAATCCCGGCGGCGATACCACCTCGACGAAAACTTTCACCGCCGAGCAGCTAAAGGATCCGAAATTCTACGCGGAAAACCGCGACGAGATCCTGAAAGCGCAACGCGAGGGAAGAATCAAAGACTAAGCCAACCGGAGAGATCACCTTTTGATTTTTTAAACGACTACAATGTCAAACTCTTTGACTGTTCACAATGCGACCATTATCGCGCAAGAGGCCTTAAATGTCCTCCGCGCGAATCTCTTCCTTGCAAAGCGGATCCGCCGCGATTACGAGGAAGACGTTAAAATTTACGGGAACGTCGTCACGATCCCGAAATTCGGAACGCTCGCCGCCAATGACAAGGCCGCGGGAGGATCCCGAACCGTGCAAGACGTAACCTCGGGAAGTGTCTCGGTTACACTCAATAAGCACAAAGAGGCCTCTTTCCTGATTGAAGATCCGGAACGCGCCTTTTCCCGAAACGACCTGATCCAAGGATATACAATTTCGGGCATGACGGCGATCCTTGAGGCCGTCGAGAGCGACATTTTCGCGCTTTATGCCGGACTCTCGCAAACTGTCGGCTCGTCCGGGACGGCACTCTCCGAGGCGAATATCCTCGCCGTGCGGAAACTCCTCCGCGACGCCAAAGCTCCGATCGACGACAATTTCACGCTGGCATTGTCGACGACTGATTACTCGACGGCGCTCGGCCTCGATCGCTTCACCTCCGCCGACAAGATCGGCGCGGCTGGCAAGATCGCCGACGGCGCGCTCGGCAAGATTCACGGTTTCCAGACGTTCGAATCGCAACTTGTGAAAGTCGCGACCGGGCGGCACAATCTCGCGTTTCACCGCGACGCTTTCGCTCTCGTCGTCCGTCCGCTTCCTGAAATTCCCGCGGGAATGGGAACGATCGGGACTGTCGTCAGTGATCCAGACAGCGGCCTCGCCGT